GTATTATATACTATGATAGAATGCTTGTCAACATTAGAAATAAGAATGTATAAATTTAAAACGGAGCCATACGAGCATCAGAAAGATGCATTAAAAAAATGCTATGACAAAGAAGCATTCGCTATCTTTGCGGAAATGGGCACTGGGAAAACTAAAATTGCATTAGACAATGCATGCATACTTTATAATCGAGGCAAAATAGACCGCTTACTAGTGGTTGCCCCTAAAGGTGCTTATATGACCTGGTTCGACCAGGAAATTCCCACCCACGTTCCAGACTACATAGAAAAGAAAGTAGTGATATGGAAACAATCCACAAGCCAGAAATATATGTCAGAATTAAGATCAATGATGAATAATAATTTTGAATTAAAAATAATGATAATGAATGTTGAAGCTTTTTCCTCAAAGAGGGGAGTTAATTTCGCAAGGCTGTTTCTCATTGGAAGATCCATGATGATCGTGGATGAAAGCACAACGATTAAAAATCCAAAGGCCAAAAGAACAAAGGCAATTTTAGAGCTATCCAATGAAACACATTATAGAAGAATATTAACTGGATCTCCAGTGACACAGTCACCTCTTGACTTGTGGGCGCAGATGGATTTTCTTGATCCTTACATATTAGGACAGTCCAGCTACTATGCATTCAGAACCCGGTATGCCGTGATCATGGAAGCAACGGCTGCTGGAGGAACGCACACTTACCAAAAGATCATTAAGTTCAAGAACCTAAAGGAATTAGGCGCACTAGTGGCACCACATTCCTACCGTATATTGAAGAAAGACTGCTTGGATCTACCGGATAAGGTATATACCAAGCGTTATGTTGAACTAACTGATGAGCAGAAAAAAGCCTACGCGCAAATGAAGGAAAATGCATTAGCCACTCTTAATGGCTCGTCAGCGACCGCATTCAACGTGCTGACGCAACTGATAAGACTTCATCAAATTACATGTGGCCACATGGCAACGGACAGTGATGATATTATTGACATTAAAAGCAATCGTCTTGATGAGCTCATGCAGATCCTAGGAGAGACAAGCGGAAAAGTAATCATATGGGCTAATTATATTTATGACATTGAATCCATTAAAAAAGCCGTTAAGAAGGAATTTGGCAGTGACTCCTACTGCACTTATTATGGGGCAACAGCTGCGGAAGACAGGCAGAAATGCATCAATGAATTCCAGGATCCCCATTCAAAACTTCGTTTCTTCATAGGAAACACCCAGACAGGTGGGTATGGTATCACATTAACTGAAGCAAGCACTGTCATATACTATTCAAACAATTATGATCTGGAGAAAAGAATACAGTCCGAGGACCGTGCCCATCGTATAGGGCAGAAGAACAAAGTACTCTACATTGACCTAGTGGCAAAAGGGACCGTTGATGTAAAAATCATACGATCCCTTCGGAACAAAGTTAACATCGCCAAGGAAATTAGCGGTGAAGAACTTTCTAGTTGGATTTAATTTTTATTTGTTTTGGTTTTTCGGACTCTGGTATATCACGGTGATACGCCACTTTTAAAAGACCATCCTTCAGCTCCGCTCCATTAACAATGATATGTTCGTGAAGACGAAAACTTTTTTGGAAAGTTCTATCCGATATTCCTTTGTGATAAAAATCTTCTGATTTCTTTTCTTCCTTGCATCCATAAACATGCAAGGTTTGATCCTTGACCTCAACTTTCAGATCTTTCTCAGCGAACCCAGCCACAGCGAATTCAATGACACCAACGTCATTTTTTTCTTTTATGTTGTAGGGTGGATAAGTTGATACTCTTCTGAAACTGTCAAAAAAGTCGTTGTGAAAACCAAGAAAATGGTTACGTATTAGATCTAGCTCGTTCATAATTACCTCCTATTAAGCAAGATTTAGTAGGACCCATTACGGCGTCCTATCTACATTATATAAGAGTTTCTAGGTACAAGTCAAGTTTTTTCATGAAGGAATCACCTGCGCGGTTGAATTTTTCCCCCATCAGCTCAAATCTCTGAAAAGTAAGGTCACGCGAGCACATAAGAATGACGCCCTGATCTATATCGGTCCCAAATAGCTTGTTATGGGCCATGGCGTACGCTGAAAGCTGCATGAGGTAGTCTTGTATCCATTCACGCTTCTTAGGCCTGTTCGTCTGCTTAAAATCAATGATTGTCGGTCGTCCCTTGTAGACGCCAATCATATCCGTCGTTCCTGCGTATTTTCCAGGGTAATAAAGGTGAACTTCAGAACCCCACACTTCCGTGATGTCCTTGAAGGATTCCTCTATGATTTTTTTGGCCATTTTCTCCGCCTGCACCCCTATTTTGGTTAGATCCTTGTAATCATGTTTGTTCACAAAATGTTCTATATATAGGTGGAGAGCGGTTCCAATCCTACCTGAATCCCGAATGATTTGCTCTGCTTTTTTCTCGCCAATTTTTTCACGCCACTTTTTCAGGAATGATTTGTCCTTTGTCTTATTCAGCACGGACGTGACCGACGGTAAGCTTTCACCATCCGGTGTAAGATATAATCTTACGTCCCCGTCTTCCCTCTTAAGATCTGCGTAATTATATTTCTTTATTAATTGCACGGTGCATTATAGCACAGTTTATTCACCAAGTAAATCTTTATACTCTTTAGTCAGATAACGGTTGATTCCTGATGTTGAATAGGGTTTTTTACCGACACGTGAGAGCTCCGCTGCCGCAAGATCTTCCAGTGACATCGCCGTTGTTTCCGCTTCATCAATCATGTCGTCAAGGAAACTTCGACCCCACCATCCTTCGGATCCCATCTCCTGATACCAGTCATCCATTGTTTTTCTCTTCTCCGGATTGGCACGAAAGAAATCCGAAACTTTTTTAAATCTTTGTGGGTCATTGTCCACCTTTCCGCGAACATAGTTCATGAAGGTTCCTGGATGTGGATCCAGCCAACGTGATGCGCCTTCCGCCAAGCCTTCCGCAGCACCAAGTCGTGATTCCTCAGTGGCGCCATAGTAAGGGAGCCCTTCAGACTTTATTGTTTTCACCGGGCGTGCTTCTGGGTGTTGCTTGATGATGTTAAGGACACGCTTCATTGCCGGACGTCCCATTTTTCTTAATACTTGATTTAGTATGCCGTACATGACCTATCCTGCGTTCTGCATTTGTTCTGCCATATCATGGGCGCGCGCAGATGTCTGTTTGGCCCAACGTGAATCCAGCATCTGGACGTGCGCTTCAAAATAATTTGGTGGATCCTCTTGAAGCGCGGCCCACATTTTTCTAAACTTGGAAACTCCTCTCCCCCCAAGCTGAAAAATCATTTCACAGATAATGGTCTTAGCATTATCTGAAATCTTTAGGTCCTTGCACATGTCATGCGTTTGATCAATTGCTGACTGTAAATCTTTTTCTAGAATGTCTTCCAGATATTCCTTGTCGTATTTTTTTCCGTCCTCCCAGTGGTCCTCCACGCAGAGGTGGCCGAACCCAACGGTCCTTTTGTTCAATGTATCGAGGTACACGGTGTCCCGAAATCCCTCATGTTTCTTAACTGACTCTAATAATTTATCGTAGTTCATCCCATTATCCCCATGTAAGCCGCGCGTAAAATCAAAGCCATCACACCGAAGGAGACTGTCCACACGATCTTGAAGATCGTATCAACTCTTGCTGAAAGGTGAGAGATGTGGTTGTCCAGCTTCTGGTTGATGAGCTTCAGTTGCCCCTCGATCTTGATGATGTCCTCACGGTTCTGTATCATTTTTTCCTCGGCCATTATATCAATCCTATTATGCCTCCACGGTTTGCGTATTCAATTTCTCGTTTGTCTAGGTCTTGAATAAGCCTCCAGATATTAAGATCAGGATACATCCTGAAAATTTCGTCAAGATTTATCTTTGATTCATCCCACTCATAATCACCATAGTATTCCTCATTGGGTTGCCAGCCGAGAAAGTCCATGATATCATCGGAGAACATTCCATGATCATAAAACATTTTTCCTGTGTCGTGCAATCCTTTGCCAACTTGATCAAAAACGTTTCTGGTTCTAGAAAATTTAGGAAATTCTAAATTATTATATAAATTTGTTATACCTTCCCATGATGTAGGTCGGTAAGGACCACTACCCCTTGGAATACCAAACTCATTTCTAAGATGGGATTTTTCTTCCTCCCATTTATCACCTATCCAATTTACAATTCTCTCTTCCTGTGTAGGTTCAACAAAAGTTTCACTCATATTAAATGATGAATCTTGAGGTAAAAAATATGGGCTGCCAGCCGGTGCAACAAATGCATCATCAATGTATTCGTTCCATCCTTGTGGTTCATGAGGAGTATAATTGTTAGGAAAAAGTGTTTGATGTTTTTGTATATCGTCTACCATTAGATTATTCCCTTATCCTTCGCTTGTTTAAGGAAAGGATTATCCTGTATTCCTTTTTGTGGCACCGTAAACTTACCGTCGTTCCCCATCACTGGGTTGAGGTCGCTTACAATTCCGCCT